ATGGAATTAAGATTAAGGTCAATCATGCCAATATATCTAATCTCCTAGACCCTGATGAGTTTAAGGAGATCATTAAGCATTTACCGACACAAGGAACTAAATTATTCGCCCAATTCTTAGTAGCAAGTGGTTGCCGATTTGGTGAAGCAACGGAAGTAAGAGCAAAAGACATTAATTTCAAAACTGGCGAAATCTTTATTCAAAGGCGAGTTAGTGATCTAGGAACAAATTACAACAATGGAACTAGGTTCATGGTGATAGATGCCACCAAGTCAGGGCATAAGAGAAGCCTAGTGATAGGAAAAGCCCTATTACAGCAGTTAAATGCGTATGTCCTAGCAAAAGGCATAGCAAAAGATGATCTGATGTTTCCAAGAACAATACTCTTAACGGAAGGTAAACTTAAAGGTTCACGAAGCGCAAAGCCCTCTCGACCATTCGAGAAAGGCGGAAAACAGTTCCAGCATGGAACTCTTTACTCCTATACACATGGGGGTTGTAGATGCGAAGGGTGTAGGCAAGCAGTAGCAAACTACCGCAAAGCCAAAGCCCAAGCAGAAGCACTAGCAGAAGCAGAGCAGGTAAGAAGCCGAAGCCGTAAGGCAAAGCAGAAGCATCAGCAGAAGCACAAGCAAGGGAGTTTCATCAACAATATGAGCCACATGCCTCGTGATGTATGGAGAACAACTTGGAACAAAGCAATAGCCAAGTCCGCAATCGGCTGGTTGCCTAGAACTCATGATTTACGACATGCAAACGCTACGCAGTTGTTAAAGAACGGCATAGATGTTCATGAAGTAAAAGAGCGATTAGGACACCAATCGATCAAGACGACAGAGCGGTATTTACACCGCCTTCGTTCACACCAGTCAAAGGCATCTGAAAGTGCCAACGACTATTTGGAGTGATGATGAAAACAAACGCAAGAACAAGAGCCGAGCAGATGCCAAAGGCAATAGCCAAAGCATCAGCAAAAGCCCAAGCAAGAATAAAGGCTTTAATACTTGGTGGGTCAATTTCGACCTTAGCCGTAGCATTTGGAGTAGCAACTACATCAGATGCCATAGCACCAACAAGAGCCGAAGCACTAATAGTTAGCGAAACAACAAACGAAGCAACCTTAAAGAAGTATGAAAATACTCATAAGTTAACCGATCTTGAATTGGTTGAGTTGCTTCATGCCGTAGGCTTTACAGGCACAGACCTGAAAGAAGCATGGGCAGTTGCTAAGAAAGAAAGTAATGGGCGACCCCTCGCTCACAATCCTAATACAAACACAGGTGATAACTCGTGGGGCATGTTTCAAATAAACATGATCGGAGAGTTAGGCAAAGATCGTAGAGAAAAATTTGGTTTAGAAAATAATGCCGAATTGCTCAACCCTGTGGTCAATGCAAAGATCGCTTACTACATGAGTAGAGGCGGTGAAGATTGGAGTTCTTGGCATGGACTTACTCCAAAGACTAAGCAGTTAATGGAACAGTTCCCAGCAAAGAACGCAAAGCAATAGCAGAAGCCATAGCAGAAGCATAAGCAAGCAAAGCAATAGGAGAAGCAATAGGAGAAGCCCCATCAGAGATGGTGGGGCTATCTTAGAACTAACTTACCTGGCAGCCAGGAGAAGTTAGTCAGTTAGTTAGGGGCAATCATGGGAGAACACTCTTTCGTAGATCGTTATATAGAATTAGATAAGCAATACATACAGCATAAGCAAGAACAATATAAACATTACAAAGAACCTGATCTGCCTTACACCGAAAAATTGTTTTGGGATAAATTAATTCATTTAGGTTGGAGAAAAGATTACACAACAACAGAGTGTTTAGTATTAGTTTGCTCTGTTTGTGAAGGAGCCATAACAAAGGTAGTTCTTAAAAATAATGTAAATATTAGACCTTTATTAAATATTGAAGATAAAGTAGAAATTCACAAGACAGCATATTGCAAAGCAACAGCAAAGCAGAGCAAAGCATAAGCAAAAGGCAAAGCAATAGCAGAAGGCTATTGATTATCTTTAATTAGCCTAACTTCGCAGGCATCGGTTGTACAGTAAGCCTCACCAATAGCATCAGCAGCCATACCAGCATAAACTCCTGACAAATCAATTGGAAATAATTTCATAGTTCCTTCTGATTCATATTCTTCAGCAGTGATTTGAGTGTAAGGCATTTGAGGATAGGTAGCATTACCAGAAGGTAAGAAGGATACGGTTTTAAGTTGACCATCATACATATGCAAAGCCGTACCAATAGCCGAGGCTTCGGTCTCAGGATTAAAACTAATAGTCACACTTACAGAGTTGTCTGACCAATACCTTTGTGCAGTTGCAGCAAGAGCCATCTTTTCGTAAATGCTTACGTCTTTTTCAGAACGTCTAGCATTAGATTTGATTGGGAAAAATACAACAGAAGTAGTATTTGGAGATTCACTTGCTGGTTCTACTCTGTAGTTAGCCATCTTAAACAAAGGCAACATTGGATCAGAGTTTGCAAACCGAATAGCACGATTAAAGTACTCTCCGCCTACAGTCCAGTGAACGCCAGGTGATTCACCTGCCAAGATGCTAACTGTTCCACTTGGCTTCACGGTAGTCATCTTGATTGACTCACGGATACCAAGCCACTCAGAGTAGGTGGTGTCGTAGGTCTTGATTACTTTATATCCTTCATCCATCCACTGACGGAGTATTGGTAATCCTTTTCTATCTGCAAAATTAGCCACTCCTGAAACAGATGTTCCAATGCGCCGATTTCTTTGCATTATGGCGTTTGTTTCTTCCCAGTGTGTAGGGATAAGGGTAACCGTCTTAGCGTATAGATAAGCAAACTTTAGAGTTCTTTTAAAATCTTCTATATCGTCGTGGCGATTTAGATAGGTCTCTACTAAAGTACAGCATTCAAAAGATTCAAGAGATTGTTCTGCACAGGGATTATATCCTGCAATGCGCCAATCTTTATTATTAATTGGATCAATGAGACGACCATATTGTTTCGAGATATCCATCCAAACAACTCCTGGCTCTCCGTTACGAGCAATGCCGTCAATAATGTTATCTAAATTATCTCCAACATTTACCGATACAGAGTTGTTGGACATCCAAGCCCATCCTGGTTTTTCTGGATTGTAAGAGTTTCTTTCTGGAAATTTTTCTGCGTTCTTTAAATTTAAGAAATCTTCATCATCAATTCGACCAATAAGTAACTCAGCAGACCGCCGAACATTACCAGATACAACACAAACCCCAATAAGGTTCCCAATATCAGCAATATCAATGCGGGTAAGTTTCTCACCAGCACGTTCTTTGAAGATTCCATCGATGTAATTATGTAACTTAATGAGCGGTTCTGGACCTGCTGCTGTTCCACCAAATGTCTTGATGGGTTCGCCTGCCTTGCGAATTTCTGCATAATCAAACCTAGGACGTTTTGAGTCTGATCGTAGGTAAGAGTTAATAAGCGTGGCCGTTGACTCGACCCAGCCTTCTCTGGTATCTGGAATGACATATATTTCCCCCTCTTGCGGTTTGTAAATCGTAAAGTCTTTGTCGGCACCCTTATCGTCGAACCCAACTCCAACACCAAGCATACTAGCCTCCATTAAAAACGCAAAAGGCTTTGCTGGATCGGTCTTAGTCATTGAGCCAGTCGATACAAACGCACAGTTTTGTAAGGCTGCTGAGTTACGTTTTTCATTTACAAGCGGAGTACCCATAACCCAAAGACCCCTACCTGGTGGTGTCCACTTTAAGTTCCACAAACGGTCGAAAGCCTCTTTGGCTGAGGCGGCTGCTTTAGCATCTGACCAAGGTAAACGGTTTGTTTTAGCGTGGTCTTTTTGTAAAGAATACATACCGTTGATTACTCTCTCACAAACGTCAACCCAAGTTTCTTTAGTACCATCTGCTTTAAGTCGTGAATAGGTCCTAAGAAAAGTTATTTCACCAACGGAATTACCAGCGGCATCTTGATATCCGAAGGGAGCCTTTAAACTCTTATATGGTGTAACAAACTCTTCGGCTAACTTAAAAGAAAACATATCGGTAAACCCCCACTATTTCTGTTTGGATGCAAATACCCCTCGATGGGAATGCGTATTGTGACGGGTCTTAACCTATCACACACTTGTTAACTTGGTAGAGTACTTATGCCTTAAACAAAAGGGTAAAGTCCCCTCCACTGTGTTCCACTACTCTCCACTTACTGTTATCAGATAACTAATCTTCTATTGATTGTTGAATAATTTTTGTTACAGTATCTTCTTTTAAAGCATCAGGTAACTCTCGAAGAGCCTGTGCTCTATCACCAAATATTGCAGAAAGAACGCCACCAGAACTTTGACGCTCTGCGGTAATGCGAACAAACTCTCTGTTTTCTTCTAACTCTTTTAAATTACCAACAAGTTTAAACAGCCGATCAATTTCTTGAGATACATTGGGATCAGCATATCCGCCATTCATCTCTTCTGCAAAACGCATAAAAGCCACTCTCTGGCCTTGCATTTCAATGATTGCGTTCAATAAAGCCTTAAGTTGATCTTTAGTCTTTACTTCAACAGGAAGGTTGAAAGCACAACTGTTGTCAGGCTTGAAAGCAGGACAGTTTGAAGCAACAAAGCAGGTATTGCACTGACGAAGTGACGAATGTTGATTATTAATAATTGGGACATCTTTAAGAACATCTTTTCCCTCTTCATCAGTTTCAACTATTGTCTTCATTTTATATCCAAAGACAGGCAAATTTTGAACCTCTAAAGGGTCTCTTTGTATCACTTCATTTGCAGAATTTTTCCGCACTTCAACCTCACTGTTATCAGAAGAGGGTAATTCAAATCCCATTAAACCTGTTAACAACTCATCGCTATTATCAGATACTTTCTCCTCTTTACCACCATTGATGATGTGAAAATTTGGGCTTTTCTTATCCATAGACTCCTCTAATCGTTTGTAAGACCATACCGCAACTCTAGTTGCTTCAAGGGTACCATCCTGGACAAACTCCAAATAGTCTAGTCCAGCCTTCTCTACAATGGGCTTGTATCGTGGTCGTGCTTGATCTTTCATTCTCTTTGGATAACGAACTAATTTAGTTCCATCCCAAATAATAGTTTCACCTCTTCGCATAGGTGATAACCAAGACAATGTGCTGGCTGTAGCAAATGGTATCTGTCTTAAGTTATCTGGTTTAGCACATCCAAGGGCGTGATAGACGGTATTAAATTGTTTAGAGTAACTCCGTGTAACGGCTGCTAAGTTAGTTACTGACTCAATTTCAGCATAAGGCACTACTACGTTTTTGTACTTTTCAGAGATATCCTTAAGATTTAACAACCCATATTCTTCATGCCATACTACCCATAGTTTTGGATCATTACCAAAAAATGGACGTTGTTTTTCTACCCAATCTAACCCTAAAGTAAGTGAATCAAATTCTTGAAAAGCCTCTGCTCTATCAGCGTTATTGACTAAAAACTCTTGATAGTCTGCGGCTATCTCTAATAATTCTTCTTTAGATAGACCTGCTTTGTCTGCTTGTGCTGCCCCAGATTCTATATAAACTTTAGTCTCTGGAGTAAAATGTTCGCTAATAAGCCAAAGTTTAGTTTTTGGTAAACCACGTTTTCTAAGACCCCAATAGTTGAGTCCCATTGACTCAACTTTCTGACCTTCTAACAAGGTACGGTTTGAACCAACTTCAGTTCCTGAAAAAATTAATTTAGTCATCCCAAAACTCTAGTTCTTTTGGATTGGCCGCATCCTTTGAACGAGCAACATTTACTCGATTAATAGACTCCTCTATTTGATTCCAAGTACGAACTTTTTTAGGTGCATCAGGTCGTCTTTCTACAGCCAAATATCCTGGATTCATAAACATGATGGCTGGAATACCTTGTTCTTCAAAAACCCAAGCACACATAGACGGGTCAGAATCAACATACATCTCTATTGGAGCACGAGAACGACTCATAACAAATTGTCTCTTTTTTAAGTCTTCGCCTTCTAAATAAAAAGAACGATCAATTAAATCATCATAATTAATAATTCCGTGAGAATTAAGCCAATGTTCTGCATCCTCTGTTTTTCTAGAGGTCATAATGGCTACACGATTATTGGTGTTTAATGCATAGTAAAGCATTACTCCTGCTCGGATTGGTTCTCCTGTGTCCGAACTAAGTACGCCGTCTAGTGATAGTAATATATTAATTAGTTATCCTTTTGCTCGGTATGTCGCCGCTCTACGAATTAGGGTCTGAGTATCTGGTAAATCAATACCATAAGTTTCATCTGCTTGTTTTGCTTTGTATGCTGACCAGTACTCAGACAGTTGTTTTAGTGCAGGAACTGTTCCATATTTCTTACCAGCCTGCCATCTATAATTATAAAAATCTTCATAACCTTTACCATCTGGTCTAAAAGCGTATCGACGAGAATGGTGAATGTCTTCAAAAAGAGCCGAACCTTGCATTAAAGCAGTTTGTAAACCAAACTCAGCGTTACGACGAGATGCTGGGTTTTTTGCATTTTGTAAATCTGTTAAATACTTTGAATAACGCATAACAATTTCTGAGGCTTTAGAAGTATCTTTTTGAATGGCTGATTCCCACGCTAAATTTTGTGTAGCACCCTGTTGCTTAGGAAACACTGTCCACTCATTGTGGTTAAGGTCGTATGCAGCATAAGGATTAATTGTTCTAATATCTGTGGCTCCAGGATTAACGTAAAAAGTTACTTCAAATCCATTCCAGTTAGTCATTTCAGGCTGTAGGTGTTCTCTAAAATCTTCATTTAACATTTTGCTAATCTCAATATCTGATAATCCCATATATTCTGGATGGGCTTTTCTAAATGAAAAATAATCAACCCCAATGAGGATATCTAAATCTCCTGGTTCACGATCTGCTGACCATTGGAAAGATATCGCTGAACCTGCAATCCAAACTCTTGTCCACAAATCTGCATGGCGATAAGCGTCATCTAAAAATCCATACAATTTTTGAAGAATACCATTACGAACCCAACCCTTTAAAGTTGTGTTTACAAATAACTGCGGGTCTAACTCTTCTTCAGGATCAGAAAAATAAGAAGTAGGGGCAGCCTGTAATTGAACAGGACTTACAAAGCCAGTTAAATCACTCATAGACATAGTC